TATAATTAAATATATAAATAGTCATGAAAGAGAAAGAATGCACCTGCCCGATAATCAGGGCGTTGGAAAAGAAAGGGCTTCGTTGGAATCCTGAAACGGAAGAAATAGAATATACCAAACGTTGGAGGGCGAAAAGAGGAGAAAATTATATATCCCTTATAATACCTAACGAGATTTCTTATTTGAATAGAGAAGATTTTAATGACAAGGATAATGAATTGTGGGAATCAGGCAATTATTTCCGCACAATAGATGAAGCCCAAAAATACGCCGACGAGTTCAAAAGAATTTTGAAAGGAAGAACTTTAGATAATGAGGTGTGAATACGAGGCTGCAATGGACAACCGTACGGCCTTAGACCGCGCCCAAGTTTACGGGCATATTGGTGATGGGATGAAGCCGGGGTTCGATTCCCCGGCCACCAACAAGAGGATAGTTCTTTGACATATTGCGAACATCAGCCATGCCGGAATGTTGGCGAGCGGAAACGCCACGACACCAACCATGCGGAAAGCTGAAAGAGGAAGCGGACAGCGGGATTTCACCTTATCCCATCAAGTATATCGCATTGGGGCGCGAGCACGCTACCGCTGAAACTCATGATACATATAAACCACCGCAAAAGGCGCGATGCCGCCAATCGGATTGGCGCGGTGGAACAAGAACATAAAAAATAGTGTTATGGAAGAAAAGAAGTACATGTCCGATACGGAGTATTATAGGACTATGAGAAAGTATTATCGACGGACTATCATTTTCTCCTCAATGGCGATAACCATTTCGATAGTGTCGATTATTTTGTCTATTTTAAAAGAGAAAGGAGTGGTATGATGAAAGCTTTGAAAGCCATAATATGCGTGATTTCCTTTGTGGCTGCATTGGGATTTGCCGGGACATCCGATATGACCGACCAGATAATATATACGATGCCGACAGAAACCTATCACGACATAAAGGAAACCCTCGCGGCGGACGGGGATTCCCCAAGTGATTATGAAATAGCAATGTTTTACCTTAAAAGTAAAGACCAATGACGGATTTTTCGGAAATCAAGGACACGGCGCAATACAACCGGCAGGAAGCGGCCACACTGTTAGGCATCAGTATCAGCACGCTCAACAATTACAAGAATGCAGGAGACTTAAAATGCCGTTGGCGCAAAAAAAACGGCCGGCCGTTTTATTACGGTCGTGACCTGAAGCAATTCCTCAAATCAGAATTGGATGTAAAAAGATAGTATTAATCCAATACTATTTCGATTTATAACCCATAAACGTGAAAGATTATGAACAACAGTGAAACATTAAGCCAGGCACAAGCCATCCAGTCGCTCAAATCCACGGAAGTGATACGTAACGACTACGTCCGTGGTCAGTTCATCTCCGTCTACAACGCCATCTGGAAAGAGGGCGGGGAAGGAGCCTACGAGCGCGAGGCCATGTACTTCAACAACCAACTGCGCGACAACGAACGGCTGCGCGCATGCACCGGCATGTCCGTCTTCTTCGCCTTCATCGACCTTGCCGTGCGCGGGCTTACCCTCGAACCCGGGTCACAGGCATTGTGCTACCTCCTTCCGCGCAACTATTGCGTAGGCAAGAACGCACAGGGTGGCAACGTCTACGAGGCACGCTGCAACCTCACCATTTCCGGCTATGGCGAACTGGTACTGCGGGCAAAGGCCGGACAGATACTCCACGCCGACAACCCCGTGATTGTCTATGACGGCGACGAGTTCTCCTTTGGCGAGAAGGACGGGCGCAAGTACGTCAACTACTGCTGCCGCATCCCGCGCCAGTCCAACCGCATCATCGCCTGCTTCCTGAAGATTACCCGGCCGGACGGGACGGTCGACTACTCCGTCATGACGGAAGCCGACTGGAAACGCCTCTCCGACTTCTCCGGCAAGGCAAACCGTTATTGGGACAACACTGAAAAAAGGTACGTGGAAAACCCCAACCAACTTTACACCTCCGGCGACGGGCAGATAGATACCGGCTTCCTCAAGGCCAAGTGCGTCAAGCACGCCTTCAAGACCTATCCCAAGATAGCCATCGGGAAGGGCACACAGCTCGAAAGCGACGTGGCCGATGAGCCGCAGCCCGGCTTCGACCCCTACGGGGGAATGGCAACCGGCATGCCACAGCCCCGTCCGGAGGAAGAAAATACATTCGCCCCTGCACCCGACATGTCCGCAGGCGTGACGGTGGACCCGCAGGCAAACGGGAACAACGACGATGCCTTCTAAGCATCTCCCACCGCAGGAATGCCTCTCATGCGCCCGCACCCACAAGGGCATCAACGGGCTGCATTGCGACAAACTTCACAGGTATGTACAACAAGCGGACACCCCGCCATGCCGTCCGCAACAAAACGAAAACAATATGGACAACAAAGAATTGGCTATCATCAAGCCGGAAAACATACAGGCAATCGTACAGGCTGCGCCGCAGTCCTACAACGACAACAAGAACTCCCACGACCGCTGCATCGACTTCGGCCTTACCATCCTCAACGCCGTGCGTACGCAAGGCATGAATGACGAACTCGACCGGCAAGCCGCGTCATTTATCGACAAGGCCCGGCGCACGGTCAAGGTCATGAACGAACGCCGCTCGCCCGTCACCAAGCTGTTCGACGAGGTGCGGTCGGCGTTCACCACGATGGAAAACGAGATAGACCCCACCAAGCCGGGCACCGTTGCCTACGACCTCCAACAGTTCCGCAACCAGTATGCGGCCAAGAAACGCGCCGAGGAGGAACAACGCCTCCGCGAAGCAGAGGCTCGCCGCCAGGCAGAAGAAGCACGCCAAAGGTTCCGGCAGGACGTGGAGGACGATTTCAAGAGGCAATTCCAGCAGCTTGTGAATGAAAACATCGACAAGCTGACCGCAACAGACAACAACGTCACGCTCGACACCTATGAACAGTCCCTTGCATTCATCAAGGGATTTGACAAGGAGCTTCCTTCGGGCTGGCTCGCCAACCTTAAATCCTGTGTCCGCATACCTGCGGGCATGGATATTACCGAAGTGAAGGCAGTGGAAGCCGACACCAAACAACGGCTTGGCAGACAATTCTCCGAGCAGTACGCTTTCGAGGTAGGCCAGACGGCGGATTATATTCTCGATCGCCTGCCCTCCAAGAAAGCCAACTTGGAAAAGATGGCCAAGGCCAATGCCGAAGAAGCCGCACGCATCAAGGCCGAAATGGAAGCACGCCAGAAATCCGAGGCACAGCGCATTGAAGCGGAACGTGCCGCATGCGAGGCCGAGGAAAGGCGCAAGGCCGAAATGGAACGGAAAACCGCTGAAATGACATCGCTGTTCGACAGCCAGGCAGTCGCAGCCACTTATGCCCCTAAGACGAAAGTCACAAAGAAAATCAACCTGCTCAACCCCGAAGGCATCATGCCCATACTCTCCTTGTGGTGGAGCAAGGAGGGCTGCACGCTCTCCGTGGACGAACTTGCCAAAATGTTCAAGAAGCAAATCGCGTTCTGCGAGAAGCTCGCCAACAAGGAAGACTTGACAATCAATGATGAAAGCGTTGAATACGTGGACGAAGTTAAAGCCAAATAATCATGGAAATACAAATAAAGATTTGGGCTAAACCGAAAGAACAAAGAAGAAATTCCTACAAATACTTCGGCTATTCTTTCGAGTTTCATGCCGGGGAAAAGCTCATGAGGGACTTTGACATTTCCACGGATGAAAATGTCAAGGAGATTGAGCAACTGCGGCAGTTGGCACTTGAAATCAGGGAACTAATACGGAAGAGGGATATTGTCTCTATCAGGGAGGAGGCCTGTAATATCCGACGTTCCACCTGAAACAGAACCTTCTGTGTAGATGGTTCCGACAAACACCTCATAAGGGCAATCCGTCTCGTATTCGCCACCACCAACCATATATAACTTGGCTTTCCCGTCAAGAGCCTTTGCCACGGCCACGACGTAATCAAGGTTGATGAATGTGACATCTGATGGTTTTGACATCTGAAGTTTGATGAATTTACTCATAATGATTGAATTTTAATTGGACAATGCAAAGATAACAAAAAAAGGAGGGCAACGCCGTACGCCGTTGATTGGATTTTGATTGGACAGCTTGATTCGCTCGCGGTTAAGGCTTGTCTTTCCTTTACTAAACGATAAAAACAATGAACCACAATCCCGATGAATACTACAATCGCACGGAAGTCTCGAACTCCGACCTCACAGCCCTTCGGGACATACTGCATCCCCGGCAGCAGTTCGGCGACCGCGAGGCGGCGTTCCGCTTCGGCACGTTGGTCGATGCCCTCATCACCGAACCGGACCGCGTGGACTACTACCGCTTCACTGTGGATGACGTGCAATACACCGATGACGAGTTCCTCCATGCCAAGGAAATGCAACAAGCCCTGCGCATGGAGGCGCGGCGCGACGCCTTTCTTGCCAAGGTATTGGAACTGGCCGACACGCAACGCTTCATGGTCAACCGCGCCCAACAGTTCAGCTACTGCGAATACCCCTTCTCGCTCGACACCCGTTGCAAGTGGGACTGGTACCTGCCGGCCTTCGGCTTCGGCGGCGACTTGAAAACCACGTTCGCCGCCTCGCAGCAGGAGTTTGACGAAGCCCTCGACTTCTTCGACTGGGACCGTAGTCGGGCATGGTACATGGACATCGCCCGCAGCGACCGTGATTTCATCTACGCCATAAGCAAAAAGAATTGCCGGGTGTTCAAGAAGTTCATCAGCCGTGGCGACGGGACATACAACCGTGGCCGGGAGAAGTACGAGGAGCTTGCTTTCCAGTGGTGGCTGTTAACCCCTAAAAACATAGCGTGATATGGACATCTATTGCCGTGTGACCCCCTATGGCCTTGTGCCGCTCTATGAGAGCGATTACGACCTGAAGAAGCGCCTGCGTGTCGGCTCCACCGTCCGTTGCCGTGTCAGCCAACCGCGCAACTACGAGTTCCATAAGAAGTTCTTTGCGCTTGTCCGGCTGACGTTCGACAACCTGCCTTTTCCGCTCGTCGGGCGGTGGGCCATACGCAGCATGGACGACATGCTGCGCCGCTTCAAGCGCGACCTCGGATATTTCACGTCGTCAGTCAACGAGCTTGGCGAACGTGAGATAGAGTACCGCAGCATATCCTTCGCCGCGATGGACGAGCACGAATTCGAAGCGTTCTACGAAAATTGCGTCAACCTCGTGCTCCACAAGTACCTGTCCGGCACCGACCGGCAGGAATTGATCGAGGAAGTTCAAAAATTCAAATAAACTGAAAATCATGGAAAGAGCAGGAATATATTTCTACATGCGCCGCGGACGCACATTCCGCATCTACCGCCGCCACGACAACGAAGACGGGACGGGAGGAACCGCCGCGCCCGTGGCCGGTGAACACGTCTTCTACACCCAACAGGATGCCCGGAACCGCGTGTACGAACTCAACGGATGGAGGGCAAAGAAATGACTGCGGGATTGAAACACCGTCTCCGCGTCGAGCCTTACCCCTACCAACGGGAGGGCATCGCCTACGGTTTGGACAAGAAACGCCTCATTATTGGTGACGAACCGGGCTTGGGCAAAACCCTGCAAAGCATCGGTATTGTAGACACGGCAGACGCATACCCCTGCCTTGTCATCTGCCCCTCCTCGCTCAAGATAAACTGGCAGCGCGAGTTCGAAAAGTTCACTGACAAAAAGGCACTCGTCCTCGACAACTCCACGCGCACCACATGGCCGTACCTCCTGAAGATGGCGATGTACCATGTGGCCGTGGTCAACTACGAGAGTCTGCGCAAGTTCTTCGTGTGGGACATAAAAGGAGGAAAGTCCTTCCGCCTGAAGGATGTCGTCTTCTGCCCCCACATACGCATGTTCCGTAGCATCATCATCGACGAAAGCCACCGCGTCAAAGCCCCCGCCGCGCAGCAGACCATCTTCACAAAGGGAATCACAACGGGTAAGGAATGGATAATCCTCCTCTCCGGAACGCCGGTCGTCAACCGCCCGGAAGACTTGGTGGCGCAGCTCTCCATCATGGGCAGGCTTCAGGAGTTCGGCGGACGCACCAAGTTCATGGCCGACTATTGCACAGACCCGAAAGACAAAAAAGCCGAACCGGCCATCCCTCTTTCCGTTCTAAGCGACACGTTGTATGCCAACTGCATGATACGCCGCGAGAAAGCCAAGGTGCTGCCGCAGCTCCCCGACAAGACACGTGTAGACCTTTATGTGGACATCAGTAATATGCCCGAATACAACCTTGCCGCAGCCGACCTTGCCGCCTACCTAAGCCAGTACACCGGATGCACCGACTGGGAGATACGCAGCAAGATGCGCATGGAAGCCCTTGTGCGCTTCATGACGTTGCGCAAGCTTGCCACGTTGGGCAAGGTCGCACAGGCAGTCGATTTCATCCGCACGTTCCTCGAAAACGGCAAGAAACTCATTGTCTTCTGCTCGCTACATGAGGTTGTCGACCAACTGCTGAAGTTCTTCCCCAAGGCGGTTACAGTCACCGGGCGCGACACGTCGGCAAACAAACAGGCATCCGTCGATGCCTTCCAGAACAATCCCGGCACGATGCTCATCATCTGCTCCATCAAGGCGGCGGGAGTGGGATTGACGCTCACGGCCTCCTCCAATGTGGCTTTCATCGAATTGGCCTGGACCTATGCCGACTGCTGCCAGTGCGAAGACCGTGCCCACCGCATAGGGCAGAAGGACAATGTGACGTGCTACTACCTGCTTGGCAGGGGAACGATAGACCAGACCGTCTACTCGCTCATTAATCGCAAGAAGTCCATTGCCGCCGAGATAATGAACGCTGACGATGACATACCTACTGATGAAATGTATTTTAATGAATTGGTATCAATATTCTTAAATCAGGACGCTGAATAAAAAACTTTCAAAACATGAAGAAAATGACGAAACAAGAAATCATTGAGCAAATCACGGAGCAAACAGGCTTGCGACGCTCCGAAGCCAAAAAGGCTGTCGAAAGCATGATGGACATTCTCTCACAGGCTTTCGCAAAAGGCAATAACGTGTACCTCCGTGGATTCGGCACCTTTATGGTACGGCAAGCCAAGGAGAAGAAGGCACGTATTGTCGCCACGGGGGAGGAATGTATCGTCCCGTCCCGCCGTACCGTGAAATTCAAACCCAGTATGGAACTTAAAAACAAATTGAAATGAGATTTTTTGAATGTGGCATCCGCTACGAAAAGACATTGGAAAACGGGATGCAGAAGAAAGTGACGGAATTGTATATCGTGGATGCCCTGTCATTCACAGAAGCAGAAAAGCGCGTCACCGAAGAAATGAAATGTTTTATCAGCGGTGAGTTCGAGGTGGTTTCCGAGAAAATCACCAAATACTCCGAACTGGTGGAAACTTCCGACGGCGACAAGTGGTACAAGGCCAAAGTCAATTTCATCACGATTGACGAAAAAAGCGGGGCGGAGAAGAAACAGGCTTTCTTCTACCTCATACAGGCAAACGACATCGACCATGCACGTAAGCGGCTCAATGAATACATGAAAGGCTCCATGGCCGACTGGGAGTGCGAAGCCTTGCAGGAGACAAAGGTAATGGATGTCTTCCTCTACAGCACGGAAGAGCAAAAGGACAAGGAAGAAGACTTGAAAAAGATATGCGCAAGCCCCGGAATCCAAAAAGCCGCAAAAAGGTTCGTCGACAGCATACCCGACGGACAGAAGGTGACGATCAGTTCGTCCGGCTTCAAAGATGCGGTCATAGATAAAACACACGGCCATGAAAAAGATGACGCTTGACGAACTGTTGGCCGCAGCCAACAAGCCATCCGCACGGCGAACAAACGGGGCGTTACGGCCCCCATCCGACGAGGAACACCGCTTGCAGGTGGCCTGTGTGAGGTGGTTCAACCTCAAATACCCACATTTGAAGGGGCGGCTTTTCGCTGTCCCCAACGGTGGACGGCGCGACGCAGTGACCGGCGCACGGCTGAAAGCCGAAGGAGTGGTGGCCGGGGTGGCCGACCTCGTCCTCCTGAAAAGAAACCGCTGCTTTGGAGCGTTGCTCATCGAAATGAAGACGATGAAAGGCAGGCAAAATGACAGCCAACGTTGGTAGCAGTCGGCCATTACAAAAAATGATGAGTATAAATACGTGGTCTGCCGTTCCTATGACGGTTTCATCCGCGAAGTGGAACGGTACCTGAACGACACAGAGAGATATGGGCAATAGGGAAAACAACTATTTCAGCCATGACAGCAACGCACGGAACAGCGACAAGCTGATACGGCTGCGCATGCGCCACAAGGCAGCCGGTTACGGTGTCTATTTCATGATCCTTGAACGGTTGAGGGAAGAGCCGGGTTACATGAGTGTCAAAGATTACAATATGATAGCCTTTGACCTTCGTGAGGATGCCTCCCTGATAAAATCCGTAGTTGAAGATTTCGGGTTATTTGTCTTTACCGAAGACGGTAAGTACTTCTACTCCGAAAGTTTCAAACGGAGAATGGCCATAAAGGACGAAAAGGCGAAACGGCAATCCGAAGCCGGGCGCAAAGCCATGGAAAAGAGGTGGAAAAAGGAGACCGGTAGGCAAGAAGGAGACAACCAACTTATAAGTAACCTACCCGAAAACGGTAACATGCTTATAACAGAGCCGTCCGGAAATGATAACAAGGAAAGTAAAGTAAAGGAAAGGAAAGAAAAGGAAATAGATAAAGAAAAAAACAAAGAAACAAACACGTGCGAGGAACCTGAAAAAACTGTGGAAGAAAAATGCATGATGACCTTCAAGTACTTCAACGACATGACCGCCTACTACCACAGCTCTATCAAGCCCGTGAAAGTACTTACTCAGGAACGCATGCGGAAACTGGAGAACGTGGTCCTGCGGTATGACGGCAACCAGATAGCTTCAGCCATACGCAACGCCATGAACAGCGATTTCCTCAACGGGCGCACGGCACGCCGGAAGATGCCCGCCGATTTCGATTGGATATTCGAAGAACGCAATTTCACAAAAATATTTGAAGGAAGTATATGAACCACAATTCTAAAAACCATTGGACGCCTGCCGAACTCCACTTCCTGGAAAAGAACTACGGCTTCATGCCCACGCATGACATTGCCGTTTGGTTGTCCCGGCATTCACTCAGTTCCATCTACCAGAAGGCATCTGCTTACGGCCTGACACAGAAATATCCGGAAGCCAAAGAATACCATGCCCTAAAATACCGCAGCATGACGGTCAAGGAACAAGCTTGTGAGATGGGGATGTCGTATTCGGCCGTGTGGACGAACCGCAGGAAAAAAGTGGTATGACAATTTATTTTAGACGAAAAATAGAAATAAAAATGGAAAAGAAATTTGAACTTACAGACAAATTCGTGATAAATGCCTTTGGAATCAAACTGTTCCAAATCAAGTGTACCAAATCCTTCAAATATGCCAATGAGGGTGATTTAGGTGGGTATGTGGAAAAAGAAGATAACCTTTCTCAGTCCGGCGATGCTTGGGTGTCCGGCAATGCTTGGGTGTCCGGCAATGCTCAGGTGTACGGCGATGCTCGGGTGTCCGGCAATGCTTGGGTGTACGGCTATGCTCAGGTGTCCGGCAATGCTTGGGTGTACGGCTATGCTCAGGTGTCCGGCGATGCTCGGGTGTCCGGCAATGCTTGGGTGTCCGGCGATGCTCAGGTGTACGGCAATGCTTGGGTGTCCGGCGATGCTCGGGTGTCCGGCAATGCTTGGGTGTACGGCGATGCTCAGGTGTACGGCAATGCTTGGGTGTCCGGCGATGCTCAGGTGTACGGCAATGCTCGGGTTGAGAACAATCACATGCACTGTGGCTTTGATTGTTTCGGTTCATGCAACCGACATACGCATGCTTATAAGACAAAGGGAAATAAAGTCGAAATAACCTGCGGCTGTTTCCGTGGAAGCCTGGAGGAGTTCGAGAAGAAAGTAGAGGAGACGCATAAAGGCACAATCTACGAGAAGCAATATAAAGCCATCATCAACCTGATTAAGATTAAGTTCGGAATCGATGGATAGAAAGTTGACACACGGCAGCTTGTTCAGCGGGATTGGAGGTTTTGACCTTGCCGCCGAATGGACGGGATGGACAAACGTTTTCCATTGCGAGATAAACGAATTTTGCACACGAATCTTAAACCACCATTTTCCAAATGCAGAGCACTATGCAGACATCACAAAAACCGATTTCACCCCATGGAGGGGGAGAATCGACGTTCTTTCAGGAGGGTTCCCTTGCCAACCTTTCAGCCTTGCCGGACAACGAAAGGGAGCGGGCGATGACCGTTACCTCTGGCCTCAAATGCTACGGGCTATACGGGAGATACAGCCCTCTTGGGTCGTTGGCGAGAACGTTGCTGGCATCCTCACGATGGTACAGCCCGGCGAGGAGGTTGAAGTGGGAAGCCAAGCCTCTCTTTTCGGAGAGGCTGACCGAAAAAGAGTATTGCTGCGTCAAGAGTACGTCGTCGAGACCATCTGCCGAGACCTTGGAAGTGAAGGATATTCCGTCCAACCGTTTCTTATTCCGGCTTGTGCCGTCGGAGCACCGCACAGGAGGGACAGGATCTGGTTTGTTGCCCACCGTACAGACGCAGGGGCTGAAACGATGCAATGCGGACGGGAAGACGGAGTTTGTGCCACTGAAGTTGCTTCCGACGCCGAATGCAAGAGAAGCGGACAAATATACGAAAAAGTACAACCCCGGCAGCCAAATGGGGAAAGGGCTTACAGCTATGGCGGTAAACGGGATGCTTCCAACGCCCACTGCGAGCGACATTTTTTCCGGGACGCCGAAAGACCGCAAGGACGGAAAGAGCCGGATGGGAGAGTTGAAACACTTCGTGGCCCATCAGCGTGGACAGACTTCCCAACTCAATCCCCTGTTCGTAGCGGAGATGATGGGATTTCCGGTGGATTGGACGGTATCACCTTTCCAAAGTGGCGGCAGGAATCCATCAAAGCCTACGGAAATGCAGTAGTACCGCAAGTGGTTTACGAAATATTCAAAGCAATACAAGAGACCTATGAATACACACCCGATAAGTGAAGTATATAACATGGACTGCATGGAATACATGAAGTCCGTTCCCGACAAGTTCTTTGAACTGGCAGTGGTTGACCCACCTTATGGACTGGATAAGAAAAGTACACATGGTAGAGGTAAACTAAAAGATAGATGTCTAAATCGTGGGAATATTCAGAAATGGGATATCCGCCCAAGTCAAGAACACTTTGATGAACTCTTCCGGGTGAGTAGGAATCAGATAATATGGGGTGGTAATTATTTCCCTTTGCCACCGACACGCGGTATCTTATGTTGGGACAAGATACAGCCTTGGGAAAATTTTTCGCAGATTGAACTGGCATGGACTTCATTTGATTGTCCTTCAGCTATCATACACCTGTCGAATACCGGAGGTGCGAACAAAGAAGCAAAGATACATCCTACACAGAAACCTGTTGCTTTATATCATTGGATATTGAAGAAGTTTGCGAATCCTGGCGACAAGATCCTCGATACCCATTTAGGTAGCGGGAGCAGCCGGATAGCCGCCTACAAGATGGGCTTCGATTTCTACGGGACGGAAATAGACAAAGAGTATTTCGATGCGCAGGAGAAACGATTTCGGGAAGAGTGTTTGGGAGAAATTAGACTGAGAAACGGCAATGTATATGTACAAAAAGAACTGTTTGAATTATGAAATTGGATAAAAAGATAGACTACTCCATCAACCTTTTGCGCAAGGCCGACCCCATGGCTCTGCGCCTTGACCCGGAAAACGGATTCTATTTGGCTTTCTCCGGTGGTGGAATGACAAGAGCTTCTCGAAGTTCTATGCCGATGAAGTGTTGCAATAGAAAATTGATTTTGAATTATGAATGATAGTTTAATTGAAGCACTTAAATTGATTTGAAGATGAAAGGCAGATCTAAAGAAATTCATGTATGGAGTGAGGGAAAATACGTTGGAAATATTATATACACCTACAGAGTTCCTCTTATGTCAGAGGAAGAATTGGAAGACACTCTATTGAAAACATTTCCCCAACTTAAAGGAAAAAGGTGGAATATAAGATTTATCTAACAGATGAGTAAAACAAAACTATATTACCTGTTCCTGGCAGTCATGTGGTGGTTGCAGGGATAGGTGGAAAGGAAATAAAATAATTATGAAAGTAATAACAGATGAAGCTTTTCCAGTGAATGAGCATAATCCGCAGTCGCATTCTGACGCAGATGCTGAAATAGTTCATCCGGTGACTCCCATTGTCGCATGTCCCCAAAATGGAGGATTATCTTCCAAAGATGGGGGTTCTCCACAAACAGAGGAAACATACGCGCGGCAATGGCTCTATAATGTAACCTATGGTATTTCGGCTCTTGTAAAAGAGTTCCCCATCTATGTAGAATACCCGGATGGTTTGTTTCCGAAACAAGCTCCATCTCCACGTCCATCAGTCCACCGAGATAGTTGTGGACTGAAGGGGCATAACGCAGAAGATGTTCTTGGCTGCTCGTGGCAAAGTACAGAGCCAGATTTCGGAGATGGTACATGGATGACAGTTCACATACGCATTCCTCAAACCATATTAGGCCGGAAATGTCGCCTGTCAATTCCCCGTCAATCAGATGGTGGCAATATTCATGGGCAAACTGAAACATCCACTGACACCAAAAATTACTCTCACAACGAAGATAGATATGGTGACAGTCTCCCTCACGGCAGCACATAGGCATGTCTAAAAAATGGTTGTACGATATTATACACGGTTTGGACGAATATGGATTTTTTTCCAAAGCTTTCGAGAAGTTCTCATCGACAAGACGGAACAAGCCAAATATAATCCCATTGTCAAAGTTCCCAAATGCAGGATTCGGCTCAAAGACCATGTTCGGGCTAACAGGAATAAATGCTTCCATGAATGAAAAAATTTAAAATTGGACAAACAAAAGTAGCAAATTAAATGGGCATATCCAACTCCATGATAGTTTAAAATTGGACACTTTACGCTATTCAACAGGATATGCCCATTTCTTAAAATTATATGATATGAAACGAGAAGATATTGAAAAAGCAGCAAAAGTATGGGCGAAAGATGAAATCACCAAGTCAAGGATTGAACGTGGAAAAAGGGCATTTAAGGCCGGAGCCAACTGGCGCATCAACAGCGTGTGGCATGATGCAAAAGATGTACCACAGCCATTTAGGGCATTTGTGATTTTACATGATACAGAAAACGATTTTATGATGTTAACCCAACATAGTATTACTTGCGATAGTGATTATAATGTTATATATCAAGAAAATGATAATATGATAGCTTGGGCATACATCGAGGATTTGATACCTAATACGGAGGAAGGAGTATGTTAGAAATCTTAGAATTTATATTTCAGGACTTTTTCCATTGGCTCGGTACGGTAATACTCATTATCTGTATTCCCTTTCCATTTAGCCATAATAGTTTCATTAGTATCAAAAATGAAAATAAGGAGGAAACGATGAAAAATAAACTAATAGCAGCAACCGCAACCGTTTTGTTCATGTCCGCAGCCATAGCCTTTCCGTGGCTTTTTGAAGAATACCTTTTATTCAGAATCATAGCTGTAACCATATTGTTCGTGGTCTTGACGACTTTAGTTTACAAATTTGTCAAGCTCATCCTTGACGACCACGATGAAACGAAACGCAAGAAAACAGATAAATAATTACATTATAATTATTTGAAGCATTGATATAATTATATAATAATTATTTTGTATATTTGTATATGATAATTTTTTTGTTATGAGCAAAATAAATTTAATCCAAACAGAAATGATTCCTTTATCTGAAATTGAACAAAATCAAGGTCAGATAAAGGAACTTCCCGCAAACCCGAGACTTATACGGAACGGGAATTTTGAGAAATTAAAAAAATCCATCATGGATAACCCTGAAATGCTTTCACTGAGGGAACTATTGGTGTACAAGCATGGTGAAAAATATGTCACCATTGGCGGGAACATGAGGTTGAATGCCTTGCAGGATTTGGAATACCAAGAAGCCCCATGCAAGATTATCCCGCAAAATGCAACAATAGAGCAACTAAAAGCATACGCCATGAAAGATAATGCCCCTTACGGGGAGTGGGATTATGATATGCTTGCCAATGAGTGGGATGTAGAAAAATTGAAAGATTGGGGAGTGGATTTACCCGATGATTGGGGTGTCTCTCCGGATGATTTTGGGGACGGTTTCTCTTTACCTAGTGGAGAGAAATCGCCCTTTCAACAAATGACATTTACATTTGCCGATGAACAAGCTGATATGATACGGCAGGCAATAGACGAAATCAAACAAACAGATTCATACAAGTATACGGAAACATTCGGAAATGAAAACGCGAATGGGAACGCATTATTTTTAATTGTAAGGCAATGGGCAGAGCAAAAGAAATAATTGTAAAGGTTATACCAAGCAGTATAGCCAATCCTTTTATGAGGAAACACCATTATTCGGGTAAGGTCGTAAATAATAGTTGTTTGCATTTCGGATGTTTTCTTGACCGGAAATTACACGGAGTGCTTTCATTTGGACCGTCCTTGGATAAGAAAAAGATAATGCAGATTGTTGATGGTACAAGTTGGAATGAATTTCTTGAATTAAATCGGATGGCTTTCGATGATTATTTGCCACGAAATTCTGAAAGCTATTGCATCGGTAAGACATTACGGATGATTAAGAAGAATGCGCCACAGGTAAAGTGGGTGATATCTTTTGCCGATGGTTGTTCTTGTGGTGATGGAACGATTTATCGTGCTTCTAATTTCGTACTTACAGGAATAAAAGAGAATTTCAATTTGTGTGTCCTTCCGAATGGTGAGAAGATACATAAAATGACATTAGAAAGTAATCCAACTACGCCAAGGAAAGAATTAAATGGAAAGTCTTATTATGATATTACGGGTGGTAGATTCAATTTCAAACGGTATGTTGAAGCGGTAAATGGTCAAATTTTATCTGAATTCCAACTTCGTTACATTTATTTTATAGATAAATCATACCGAAAACGTTTAGTAGTGCCCGAAATTCCTTTTTCACGAATTGATGAATTAGGTGCGGGTATGTACAAGGGCGAAAAGATTACACAGGCTGAAAGGCACGCTATAAAAACTGAGAAACATGGCTAAATATAACAAGGAAATGATACAACGTTGTGCCGATTGGGTACGTGAAAACGGCCTGATGGAGTATGGAGGGGCTAAGTTAATGGACTTCTGCAAAGCCATGGGTATTGACGATGTGACCTATTATAACTGGATGGCGAAATCAGAGTTTTCGGAAGAAATAAAAAAAGCAAAGGAAAAGTTTAAGGATTCGCTTGAAACGGACATCGTGAAGTCGCTCGCCAACGCTGCCAAAGGATACGAGTATACGCAGACACAGACGGAATACAAGGATGTGAATGGCTCACCTAAAATCGTGAAGCAAACGAAGAAGAACATTCGTGTGGATCCGAATGTCGGAGCTGCTATATTCTTGATAACAAACATAGCACCGGAAAGATGGAAAAACCGTCAAGATTCTAAAGTTGAGCATACTGGCGAAGTAAGTACGGGATTGAATATCACTGTATCCAACGATGAAACAGCGGAACTATTGAAAAAGCTTAAAGACAAGTAGTATATGATTGCGACCAAAGTATATGAAAAGAGCTTGTCGGCATACGTGAATAACGCCAGAATAATAGCCAACAAAGGGGGTTCGCGTTCGGGGAAAACATACTCGGTCGTGTCCCTTTTGTTGACTATCATTTTCAGTTCTGAAAAGAAGAGGGTGATAGACATCATCTCTTAACATATTTGTTTATATACAAAACAATAATAAAAGCAATTAAATACAAATAAACCAATAAATTAAATAATATACTATACTTGAATAAATCCTTATATTTATTCGTTATTTACGTTATTATGGTTACTTTTTTGTTACCCGAAATGAAAATGGAAAATAGTACCTTTATGGCACGATTTAAAAACAAAAAATTATGGCACGCAAAAAGACTATTTTAAAGGCCAAGGAACCCGTAAAATTGAGGGTGAAGAAGTTGGCCAACGGAAACGGCAGCTTGTACCTTGATATGAACTACAAGGGCAAAAGGTCGTATGAGTTCCTTAAAATGTACCTCATCCCCGAGGTGAACGCATCCGCACGCATCCAAAACGAAAACACGATGAACGCGGCGAACGCCATCAAAGCCCAACGGATAATGGAGATGAACAACGAACGGGCGGGCATATCGATCGTGCGGACACGTTCAAAAATGCTTCTGGTTGACTTGATACGAATATACATCAAAAGGAAAGAGGATGCACAGAGTAGCCCCAACACGATACGCGCATACACAAATTTTGTCGCCTCCTTGAATGTATGGAAAGGCGAAGCGATAAACCGCGTATCTTTGAAAGATGTGGATAAAGATTTTTGCCTTTCTTATTTACAATACCTCCGGACGGCAAAAACAAAATACGGGAAACCATACTCAAGGGGTACGGCTGATGGGTATTTTCGGGCTTTACACACCATCCTTAATTACGCCGTACGGAATGACATGATACAATATAATCCAATCGACAAGATAGACCGGGAAGAGAAGATAAAAGTACCTGAAACATCGAGGGCGTTTTTGACCGTTGACGAAATCCGAAAACTGATAGAAACGCCAACGAAGAATGAAACTTTAAAACGGGCTTTCCTGTTTGCTTGCTTCTGCGGCTTGCGCCTTAGCGATGTTTGTGCTTTGCAATGGGGAAACATAACCCACGAAAACGGCATATATTCCGTTTCCCTGACCATGAAAAAGACCGGGCGGCCTATTACCGTTCCTTTATCAAAAGAGGCTTTAAAATGGCTTCCCGTGCGTGAGGGGTGGGAATCGGACAATGATAACGTGTTTTCATTTGCTGCAAACCTGACGTTTGTAGGTAGATGTTTGCGCAAGTGGGCAAAGGATGCCGGGATAACGAAGCACATTTCTTTTCACGTGAGCCGCCACACGTTCGCAACAATGATGCTAACCCTTGGGGCTGACTTATACACGGTGTCAAAGCTGTTAGGGCATACCAACATAACCACCACACAAATATACGCAAAATTGGTAGACCAAAAGAAAGTGGATGCCGTCAACCTGATTAACAACGTTTTTAATGATTGAGATATGGAGACAACAAGAATGAACGAATATGCGCAAATGATACGCAAGGGAGTGGATTTTTTCGGACGCTATACGATGGGCGTAAGGTTTACCGACATAAAAAGGACTGCAAGGTATATCAATGTAGGCACGCCCCCGGTGACTTGTGAAGAACTGGAAGAAGCAAGACGGATGTTCAACGAAGAAGCATTAAGGAACATCGAGAAACACGGCTTGGACTTCGTTTCGGAAGTCGTGCGCCGGGCATTCCCCTACATACCACGCCAACGCCTTTTTAACCTGTTTGACATGCTTGCAAGGTCGCAACAATTAAACGCCGCCGAAGTGCTGCACAAGCTTATAAGCACAAACCCCATGGCCGTTTGTGAGGAACCGGAAGCGGTGGAAGATCCGGAAGAACCGGACGGACACGAAGAAGCACCGGAAGCGGAAGCCCCAACGCCTGCAAGCATGCCCGAGCTTATGGCCATGGAGAAAGGGCGCAAGCTGTTGGAACGGTTGGAGGCCAACGGTTATTGCCAAAAGGAAGGGGATGGCTTCAAATGGCTTAAAAGTGGTGCTTTGTACGGTTTCATGGTTGACAAGGCGAGCGAGATGCTATTTTTGAGGAAAGAAAACGAGAAAATACCGTGGCGAGTGTTCGATGATATATTTAACGTTGATGATAAAATAAAAAACTCTGCCCGAACTTCTGTACATAATTACCGAAATGGTAGTAGCATTCCGAACGGGGCTAAAATTTTGGCTAACATCATATATTTTTGACGTGTTTTTATTTCTTAAAAAAGTAACGGAGTACTAATGTATTCCGTTATTTTGTTTTAAAATACTTATACTTGCGGTTATATGTTAATTTACATATAATCCAATGCTAATCCCAAGTAAATTCTTACACCATACCTTTGCATCATGTTAAACCACGAAAGACTGCGGCCGAAGTCTTTCGATTAAAATGCAAAAGTATGAATAGTAATCAAATAACAGAAGAATTAGCCTTTAGAATTTTAGGAGGCATCCGAGAACTCACGGAGGAAGTGAAAAACTTGAATGTTACAAACATTCTTACAAAGAACGTGCTAACCTTTGAGGAGGTCATGATGTTGACCGGGTTAAGCCGCAGCCACCTCTACACGCTCACGAGCAAAAAGGAAATACCGCACGCCAAGCGCGGAAAGATGCTGTATTTCGACCGTGCCGAGATAGAAGCCTGGTTAATGGAGAACCGCGTACAAACGGATGAGGAGGCCGCACGGGCGGCAGTGGCTTACATAGCTTCAAAAAAATAGTGTGGGACTGAATCATGAAGAAACATAATATCAGCCCCACACCTTTAGCACGCAAGTGCAAAGGTATGGAATCGGAAAGAGAAATACAAGCGTTCCGGAAGCTTTTTTTATCCGGTGGCAAGTTCACGGCCAAGGAGTTGAACCAGTTGACAGGCAGTAACGATGCCCGAAAATATATATCCCGTCTCCGTGCGGAGGGTTGGGATATAGAGGACATGCGGCAGGATGACGGAAGCAAAATATATTGGCTTTCCATGAAAGGAGGTGAGAAATGACAGATATAACACAACGCATCGCCGTGGAGCTTGACGGAGTAAATCAGGAGGCGCAAACCCCGACTTTTGAGATTTCCCCCGAAATGTTGGAAATTCTTAAAAAGACCCGTATAGATTTGTCAGAGGACATTCCCGACCCGCAGGCTCTTGTATCGAAAGAATCATTACCAGTGTGTACAAGGGGAAACTTTTCCTTTGTCATAGGATTACCGGGAAGCCGTAAAAGCTTTTTATGTACGGGCATTGCCGGAGCGTTCCTGAACGAAACCGGGTGCATAGGGCTTGAAAACCCCAACGGAACGGGTAAACTCCTTTGGATTGACACGGAACAAGCAAAGGGACATGTGGCCAGAATAGGGAGACGGTTACACCGTATTGCCAAGATTCCGGTAAAATCAAACAGTGAACGTATAATAATCCATTTTCTTAGAGAATACCAAGCGGAAGAAAGAAGAAGGATATTTGACACATGCGTGAATCATTATAATCCTGATTTTATTGTTCTTGACGGTATTAGCGACCTGATAACAGACCCGAACAATAGCGAGCAGGCGAACGGAATCATAACCGAAATAATGGCCATGTCAAAAGAACATAACTGCCATATCCTTACCGTCATTCATGCGAATGTAGGCAGCGAGAAAGCGCGTGGTCACCTTGGTAGTGAAGCGTTACGGAAATGCGAAACGGCGATATACGCGGAGGCTCACGATGATGTTACGCTTTGCAAATGGGTGAAGACAAGGGACATGAGGCCGGAAGATTTCGCCTTTTGCATTATCGACGGCATACCCGTAAAAACCGAATATGTTCCGAATGAAACGAAAACCAGTAAGGTTATTCAGGATGTTATATCCTGCATGCCGAAGTATCCGGATGTCATACGCTATGAAACATTAAGGGAAAGGATAATGAAAAAAGGGCGTGGAAAGTGTAAAAGCGCAGCGGAAAAAAATATTTCGGAAGCATCAAAAGGCGGATTTATATTAAGCAACATGAAAGGTTTATATTATCTGCCAAAACCAGATGAAGACATGGCTAAACTACCATTTTAATGAACAACAGAATTACCGTAAAACGCACTGCACCCTACCACCGTAATATTTATATATAAATAAATATTAACGGTTGTGCAGTAAAGGGAGCGGTTACGGTATAATTACGGTAAAATTACGGTGAAATTTACACTCGATTAAAACCAACTTAAAAACAGAAGAAAATGGAATCAGAAAATAAAATCTTAAAGCCCGTGAAGTACGTGGCGATATGTACCAAGGTCGAGAATGTGGACACCTTGTTTGCACTTTACGGGTTGGTGCCGGAAAATTGCCTCATACAGTCATTCAGCGATGCGCGTGCGCTTTGTGAGGGTGGCGGGGTTTACTTGGCGTTGTTTGACGGTTGCCTGTTTGCCGGGGCTTCTTTGACGGAGGTAAACGAATGGCATGCCCCGTCAGCCTGCCACATGTCGGTAACTGTTGACAACTTCATATTTGCCATGCTTTTGCGCTATGCTTTCGAGTTCAACCCAAATGCGTCCGGCCATGAGTGAGTATAAATACAGCTTGCAGAAGTACACCGGGCGAGGAAGCCGCCACACTTGCCCGGCGTGCGGCCGGCCTCATTGCTTCACGCTTTACGTCGATGCCATGGGCAACCCGTTGGCCGGGGACGTGGGACGGTGCGAGCATGTGAACAGTTGCGGATACGAGAAAACGCCAAGGATGTACTTTGACGAGAACCCACAGGAAAGGGGGCGGCACAATACCGCGCCATCCTACACGCAGCCCAAGAAAGAGGCGCAACCGGACTACATACCGTTTTCCTTGATACGGAAGAGCGAGGGCATGGCGAGCAACCTTGTGGGATACCTTGCGAAGTATTTCAAGGCCGGAGATCTGAAAACAGCCGTGGCCCAATACCATTTGGGATGCACCAGAAAAGGCGAGACCATATTTCCGCAAATAGACCGTTTGGGGATGTGCCGCACGGGCAAGGTCATGCAGTACGGTGCGGACGGTCACAGGGTGAAAGGCGATTTCGATGCGGTGGACTGGCTCCATGCCCGGTACATGAAGAAGCAGGGCAAGGCGGCGCACGAGTTCCACCTGAAGCAATGCCTTTTCGGTGAACACCTTTTGCCCAAGCGTCCGGAAGACACCGTTTGCATTACGGAGAGCGAGAAAGCCGCCGTAATCGCCTCCATGGTGTTCCCCTCATGCGTGTGGGTGTCATGCGGCGGAAAGCACGGCCTAAGCCCTGAACGGTGCAAGCCGTTGGCCGGTCGCCGGGTGGTGGTGTTCCCTGATGCCGATGCCATGGAAGAGTGGACGGCGAAAACAAAGGCTTTGGGCTTTTGCCGTTCCGTCCGGCTCTCCGATTGGGCAAAGGACGAGCCGCAAGGAAGCAAGCGGGACATAGCGGACTTGATACTGGAGGATAAAGCCCGGTCACAGGCGAAGCCCACCACGATAGGCGATGTCTTGCGGTGGAACCAGGAATTAGGATTCCCTAAAGAACGGTTCGCCATCAATGTTTGACACATGCCCGTCAGGCTTGAAAGAATTCGATTTGCGGCCTTTTCGCCACTTTGGTAGTACTTCTATCGTTGAGGCTTGGGAAAATGGCTTAAAACGCAAATATGGGTGTTTTTGGGAAGCTGCCGAAAAAATCTATTTTAAGGCGTTGTTTTTCTCCTGACGGCAGGAAGTACCACAAAGGGCGTGAAAGTGCCGCAAATCGAAACGGTGTAAGCCATACGGGCATATTCGAGGACTTAAAAACAAAGACAATGGAAATAGAAACGATACACGGGCAGATTATCGCCAAGGCCAACCACTACCAGGCGGTGCCGGGAAAGGGAGGCGCAAAGCGGATTATCAAGGACGGCAAGATACGGGCTTACGAACGCAGCTTCATGCAGCAATGCCGTATATACCGGAACAGGCACATTTCAGGGCGTTTCCGGCTGTTTGTGCGGGTATGGCATGGTTCGGTACGCTTCGACCTTGATAACAGCCTTAAAACGTTGCTCGATTGCTTGCAAATGGTTGATGCCATTACGGACGACAAACTTTGCTTTCAGATTGAAGCGGAAAAGAAAATCGACAGGTATCATCCCCGCATAGAGTTCGCTCTTTTGGAGGTGAACGAACAGAAACAATTATTTGTGTAACATGAAAATCATAATGAATTATGGCAAAACTTAACAGCAAGATGCTTGAAGCTTGTACCGAATGGATAAGCGAAAACGGCCTTTCGGGGCGGTGCGGGGCAAAGGTGAAGGACTTTTGCGAACAGATGGGGATAAGCAAGACGACTTATTACAAATGGTTGGAAAATGTTTACTTTGTTGACGCTATAAAAAAAGGAAACGAGATGTTCAAAGACAAGGTAAGGAATGAGGTCGTGAAATCCTTGATAAAATCCGCCACGGGATACGATTACACGGAAGTCCGAACCAAGGTAAACGAGGACGGCACAACGGAAACAACCACCACGACAAAGCACGTCACGGCCAACGTGACGGCGTGCATCTTCCTACTTACGAACATGGCACCGGGATACTGGAAACACAAGCAGGAAATAAAGGGGTTGGAGACACAGGCTACCATCCTAAACATAACGGTACAAGACGATGAAACAAAGAAGCTTTTGGAAAAATTACGCGAGAAATAAGTAATTATATTATAATTGTTTTTAAAACAGGTAGATTATGGAATTTAATGAAATAAAAGAAATGGTATTTGATTCGTTGGTCGATGCGGCCATAGGTTGCGAAACCACGGTGACAGTAAAAAAGAAGGAATTTGGAGGGATAGAGGAAACCACAACGGTGACACGGCGTTTGCCTCCGGATGTTGATGCCTGTATATTCTTGCTGACAAACGCAGACCCGGAAACATGGAAAAACAGGCGTGAAGAACGTTTGGCAATCATGGCCAAGGTGAATGCAGCATCAAAAGTCCTGCATGTGGGCGATGATACCGGAAAACATTAACACTTTTTATTTTTCGGGGGTCAAATCAGCGATAAAAACAGCTTGTTTTTGTAGACAAAAAACGATTATATCATAATTATTTTGTATATTTGCAGTGATTAAAAAATATAAGTCATGACAGTATTAGAACTTTATCAACAAGGAAAGTCTTTATTTGACCTGATGGACAGGAAAAACCTGTCTTTAAAGGGTTATTACGGCTATGTGCCGTTGGTGAACGAGATGAAAAGGCGTTTGATTAACGGACAGGATTTCGATGTGGCGGCAAAGGAAGTGGGGCGCAAATTCGTGGTACACTCCAAAAAGGTGCAACACTTGTATAACTACATGATGCGGGATGTTGATGCGATTCCAGACCGTAGAGATTTTGGAAATGTGAGAAAGTGATATATTATTTTTCTTTCATCGGTTTTTGATTATTGGTTTTTTGAGGTTCTAAGATTTAGAATAACATGACGGACGCCCGGCGGTAGAGATTGCTTGCCGGGCGTTTTTAAGGATTGACGTTTGTTCTTGCTTATCCATATATTTTTGGGTTTAATAAACTATGGTTCGCCCGGTTGCCCGTGACGGGTGGCCGGGTGTTTTTGTCACCTGAATTTCTGGGGGTCAATTCGCCTATAAAAAACTTCGATTTTAAGCCGCTGTTTCCCGGTTGCTGACATGTTGCCCACCCATGCCGGAGAATGGCCGGAAAACGAACACGTGGACGCTGTACGCTTGTCTTTTGATACCGGAAACCTCGACCAAGGGAAAATAAAAAACGGATGGCCGAACCGCCACCCGTGCATTGGGCCACGTGTATTTTGACCCACCCCCGTGAAAGGTAGGACAACCTTGTAAAATGGCCTATACCGGCCTGCCTTCGTCCACGATGGACAAATACCTTTCCAAAGATGCCGTTTCCGCTTCGATTACGAGCGTTTGAAACGGTGTCGGGTTGTTCTCTACATGTGAAGCCTCCAAAGCCTTGTAGTAGCTTATCTTTGCCTCGTTTGAACCCTTTAGGTTTACGATCGTGTAACCGTTGCGTAGCAAATACAAATTCATCAAAAGCCTTGATGTACGTCCGTTCCCGTCAATAAAAGGATGGATGCGTACAAGCTCGTCATGGAGGTAAGCGGAAACAAGAACCGGGTGGACATGTTCCCCCTCCATGCCGGTGAACCTTAGCATAAAGTCTTCCATTTGCTTTTCTATCAAATAAGGTTGCGGGGGCATGTGTCGGCTTCCTGAAATCATTACCGGGACGGAACGGTAACGCCCGGCATTCTCCTTATTGATGCCGTGCAAAACAATGGCGTGTATTTCCTTTATCGTCCTTTCGTTTATCTCTATGTCCTGACGGGCTATGTCTTTGATAAATTCAACGGCTTGCGCGTGGTTGATGGCCTCCAGATGTTCACGCATGGACTTGCCGGAGATGGTTACGCCCTCATTCACCACAAGCGCGGTTTCTTGCAAGGTGAGCGTGTTCCCCTCGATGCGGTTGCTTTCGTAGGTATATTCAATGTCCAAGGCTTCCTGTATCTTTTTTAATGATTCAGGCGGCAAGGGACGCAATGAGGACAGGCGTTCTTTCAACGTGTCGCACTCATGCAGCATGGATTTTACTGATTCACTCATCTTGCACCTCCTTTTTCCTATCCGTCACCTTTATTTCGATGTCTTTGCCACAGTGGGGGCAAGTTATCGAAAGGTTGTCTTTCTTTGGTTGCTCAAAGAGTTCCGACACATCGCAGCCGATAGCGTCCGAAATGCGGTACAAAACTTCAATAGATGGATTCCCGTTAATATGCTGACTTAATCCCGTGGGTGTTATTCCCATTCTTTTTGCCACCTCCTTAACTTCTAATCCTTTCGACTTAATAGCCTTTTTGATATTTAAACCCATAACTTTAATTTTATTGTTTATGCAAAGGTATAGTAAATATAAGAAAATAAAGCTATCACTTTTATTAATACATGTTAAATACAAGCTAAAACTTTGATTTGTATTTGTATATTCAAAGTTATAGCTATATCTTTGCATCATCAAAACAAAGCAATAACTTAAAACAATAGCAAAGATATGGAAGCAACGAAGTACAACAAAAGCGAGATAATGAAGAAAGCGCACAGAAATTACGTGGTTTTGGGTGACAGCCGCAAGAACCGCGAGAACAACAAGAGAGGCCGCAAGCTTTTTTCCTTTGGCGAGTGCCTTAAGATGGCATGGGACGAGGCACGCCGCATGGTTTCCGATGCACGCCGCAAAGAGGCCATAAGAAAAGAACGTGAAGAAATGGAAGAAATCAGGCGCAACAACCCGGCAAAGACGGTAGTTTATGATGCCTGCGTACAAGCTGCGATAAGTGCCGAGTATTCACGCGGTCGGTACATGGGAGACTAAGACGGAATCAAAATAATAACCGGAGGGTAGAGCGGATTTTTCCGCGCTACCTCCACAAAAAAGAAACGATATGAGCACGCAAAAGAAGAACCAGTTAAAGGAAATCATGCTACTTGCATGGCAGATCGTCAGAAAGAACGGTTTCACCATGGGCGAGGCATGCAGCAAGGTAAAAGCATCCACTTTACCGCCACCACCAAAAGCCGCAAATCATAAGGCACAAAAAAAGCACGTGGAGAAGCTTTCAGAAAGCGAATTAGACCAACTGATAAAATAATCCAGGGGTATAACCATCTCCGGCCACAAAAACAAAAACATCATGGAAAATGTAGAAATAGAAAAGCAAATCAATGACATGACAACCGAAGAAACGACCAAACTTGTTTTACACTGCGTTACAGCGTTGGGCAAGAATTTTGAAATAGAGAAGAACGCCAAAAACAATGCTTACTATTTCATCCTATCCCACGGACTTTTAGAAGAATTTGCGGAGTTCTGCAATACTTACCATTCAAGCGACACGCACAAGGATTGTGTCGAATTGCTTTTGAAGCAATCCCAAAACAGTAAGAGAGCAAACAGACAAAATGAACGAAAACAAAAATACAAAAAACATCATGGAAAATGAAGTATTAGTAAAAATGGACGATGAAGCATTACACCTCATCGAGAATTTGAACGACCAAAACGAGTACAACAAGTGGAACCGTGAAGCAAACGCCATGGAAGCAATAGGAAAAATGCTAAACACGGTGCTAATTACGAACGAAAAAGAAAAGGATGCCTTTCACTACTTATTGGAGGTGATAGCCGAATATACGGAAGTGTTAGGGATTATTTCAAAAATACAAATCAGATAAAACAAAATGACGATGAAAACAGTATCAAAAAAGAACGAGACGGAACCGGAAGTAGTACGTACTTTGAGAGAAGAACACGAGAAAGAATTAAAATCCTTGTACAATATCGGCACAAGTGCGGAAGATTTCAAGGCGTTCCCATTGAGTGATAACACCCGTGCGGCCATCTACGTACGAAAAAAGGTATCTGATGCCTTGGAAAGCCTTTTTGTATTGCACCGCGTTCTTTATTGCGTGGACGATAAAGAATCTGAAAATAAAATATTGGATGCGGCACGCGGGATGGAGGACATTGCAAACGGGTATATTATAGCATCAATCGAAGAAAGTTTAAGTATTAAAGAGGAATGAAATATAGGCACTCTCTTGCTTACGCCAATAAACACGATGCCCCCACCGTCAAATGGGCGGTGGGGTTGGGATACAGACGGCCACAATGACAAGACGATAATAACGCGTTGAGGCTTCGGCCAACGTTCATTGCAATGATGCCCCGGCAGGTAATACGGCTTGCCGGGATAGTGTAAAACCAAATAAAAACAAAAGTTATGAAAGAAAAAGGAAAACCTATAGAAATAGTAAATGCGATAAAGGTATATTCGTTTGAGAATTGTTCTCCAGATACCATTAAGGACTTTATACAAAGTAACATTAAGGTCGGGGACTTAATAGGTGTTCTTACACAGAACCGTTACAAGCGAGGTGTGTTTAATTTGATAGATAATAATAATTACATTATTCTTTTTAATGAAGCTTTTTGTAGTTATTATGACATAATATACATTGAAATATATAAATAGTCATGAAAGAGAAAGAATGCGCATGCCCGATATTCCGGGCGTTGGAAAATAAAGGGCTTCGTTGGAATCCCGAAACGGAAGAGATAGAAGAAGCCAAGGCAAGACTGTGGAGGGCGAAAATAGGAGAAAAGAAAAAATACAGATTTTATGTATTCCGGAATAAGGAAGAGATAGAAGAAGCCAAGAAAATACGATGGAGGGCGAGGTTTTGTGAAATTTATTTTATCATAGATTCCGATGGATTAGTATGCCCGTCAAAAGAAGTCTATACTAAATTTGACAATATGTATTGGGAATCAGGCAATTATTTCCGCACAGAAAAAGATGCTCAAAAATACCTTGACGAGTTCAAAAGAATGTTGCAAGAAAGGACTTTAGACAAGTAATAATTTTATCCAATCGTGCAAAGGGTGTCCGCTGTGAAGCGTGCGCCCTTTTTTATAGGTTGGAGTATCCAACGGAAGAAACGGCCTTAGAACGAAAGGAAACGCCTTGTTATCCCATCCGTCAATGAAGCATGGGGAACGGTGTGTTTTTGATGCCGGAACGGGCGCATTCACGTGGGAGTGTATTTTTGGCCTTTTGTGGCTATTTTGTTACCCGTTACCCCGTTTTAGGCTTGCTTCCGGTTGTATCTCAATTATTTACGAAAAATTAACAAGATTACATCTCTGAATCCATCCCACATCTGAAACGTGGTGCCATCCAAGACTTCACCAATATAATAGATGCGGAAATGTTGGTGGAGGGTGTTGATTACGAATCCAACCAGACGGACAAGACGTATACATTCAAATCCGGGTCGCAAATACGTTTCTATTCCGCAGACGATTGGGGAAAGGTAAAAGGAGCAGGTCGGGACATCCTTTTCATTAATGAGTGTAACCGTATTCCTTATGAAGTATTCCGCCAGTTAAGCATTCGTACTCGTGAGTGTATCTTCCTTGATTGGAACCCGGACAGCGAGTTTTGGTATGAACTAAAAGGAATATCAGCCAGAGCAAACACGGTGGAGATTCACTCAACCTATAAAGACAATCCATTTATTACAGCGGAACAGATTGCAGAAATAGAAAGCAATAAAGATGATGAAAACTGGTGGAAAGTTTATGGCCTTGGATTGACCGGCCGACCGCAAGGGGTTGTATACACAAGATGGAAGCAAGTACCGGACATACCGGATGAAGCTAAATTGGTAGCAAGGGGGCTTGACTTTGGTTTCTCCGTGAACCCGACCGGAATTGTTGACGTGTACATGTTGAACGGTGAATTATGGCTTGATGAACGCTGTTACATGCGTGGAATGACGAATGACAGGATAGCCGATGAACTACGTGGCCTTCCCGGGTCAACAGTTGCGGACAGTGCTGAACAAAAAAGTATCACGGAAATATACAATTACGGTATCAAGAGGATAGAACCGTCAGAAAAGGGTGCGGATTCCGTACGTAACGGTATCCAGATTCTTCAAAGGTACAACCTCAACATAACGAGCAGGAGCCTGAATCTGATTTATGAGATACGGAATTACAAATGGAGAGAGAACAAAATGACGGGGGAGTTCTTGAATGAACCAATCAAAAAGTTTGACCACCTCTTAGATGCGGTCAGGTATGTAGCCCTGAATTATTTGAAAGAAAAGAAACCTGTCAGGCGACCGCGTTCAAGATATATTGAGTTATGATATGACAGTACGTGAATTTTTGCATATAAGCGAGTTTATTTCTGATTATGATAATCTTATCAGAATGGCAAAAGAAATCAAGCCATCGCAATTTGTGTGCGGTGTGAGCAAGCCTGACACTATTAATGACATCACAATGGGAAAACTCATGGAGTTGCAATCAATTTCCAATGATGCTGATTTTCTTATATTGCCTTGTAAGATCCTTTTGGGGGTCAGTGAAGAAACCATATTAAACGAAGATGTGCAGGCCGTCCTATCATTTTCTTTCTGGGTTTTAAAAGAAGTGGAACGGGTTAACAAGCTGTTTTCAAAAGCAAGTGTCGCCCCTACACCTGAAGAACAACAGGCCGGTATTGAGAATTTGAAGTTTGGAATGTTTGGCTTGTTGGACTATTACGCCACACGCATGCACATACCAGACCATGGGGATGTTGAAAAGGTTCCATGGATTCGGGTGTACAAGTGCCTCGACATGGACACAAAGCGGATGAAGTTTGAAAGAAGATTACGTAACATCATAACGAAGAAAAGGAAATGAAAGAAGAAAGCAAATACAGGAGACCGGATGGTTTTCAATCCATAGAGGATAAAATAAGGCTTGTGGCAAGTGAAATGAAATGTGTGCAATACATATTTGAGAACTGGCAAACGGCAAATGTGAAGCTTGACAGCACGGCATTACCGGCCATGCTCAATGTCCTTCCGGCAAGCGGGGTTATGAAGTTTGGCCAACAACAAATAAAGGACTATCCTAATAGTTTGTTTGCCTTCATGGACAAGGTTGATTTGGATTTCGATGGTGAAGAAGCAAATGTCGTGGTGGAACGATGCAAGGCATACGCGCAAGAATTTATAATGAGGGTGAACAAATCCGGATTGTTTGAACCTGTCTATGGGGAAATCCCGTATTCCATCTTTTATGACAGGCTTGACGTAAATGTGGCCGGGGTCACTATTGAAGTGCAATTAAAAGAGACAAAAGGATTGGTTCTGTGTCCGTCAAAGAGCATAGAGGAGGTAATTTATGGAAATGACAGTAACCCGTGCGGATGTACAGAAAATACTCGGTGACGAACTGGAGGCATTACGTTCCAGAATTATAGCCAACCATGTAGCGGCCAAACAAGTTGCAAGCGGACGCACAAAAGATAGCATCAAAGTTGAACTTACGGAAAACGGTGGGATATTATGGGGACGGTTCCCTTTTGGGACTTTGGAAACGGGACGGCGTGCCGGTAGGACACCCCACAACTTCACCGGCATAATCCGGCAATGGATTATAGACAAAGGCATATCCGTGCCACCAATACAATATATACGGGAACCATCGGAACGATGGAAACCGAAATATACACCCAAAGAAAGGGGACTGATGAGCATGGCCGGTGCAATAGCCCACAAGATAAAGACAGAAGGGACCAAGTTATATCGTGAAGGTGGGAGAAATGATATTTATTCACCGGAAGTAGAAAAAACTGTGAATAGCATTACCGACAGAGTCGGTTTGTTATTTGAGCAGGAAGTTGAACACATAAACTTAAATACAAAAAATGAGGACGGACATAATAAGTGACGGATGGGGAATTTCCTACCCTGATGCCATTTCATTTGCATTCAACCGCAATTTGATTAGGATTCAAGGAGAAACAGACGACGAAGTAACTGTTACGGTTCAAAGGGAAAGCGTTTCTTATCAAGATAAAAGGGAAACGATTGGTGGTTATGTGCAATTTGACATAAGCGAATACATCCGTTTATTCTTCTCGATCAAAGAAACAGAACTGGTTCCAAGTTTGGACATTGAGGTACATGTCAGTCTCGGCAAAGGAGGTAATTTCAATTTTACCATGACATGTATTTGGGGAGTTATAAATATCGGTGAAACGTTCAATTCCGGACGGAAAGTTATATGGTTCAAAAACTATCCTCAAACAGTCAGCTTTTATTCTTCTGACAACGCGGTACAAGCCCAAAGTGACAATGAACCGCTTAAAGGGATTGATGTAACGCCCGGCATTGTGCATTTGGATTTAGATGGTACTTTTCCAAAAGCACAAAACCATGCTACGATATTGTTAATGGAAGAGTACAAAGCTATTTTTGACTATACCTTTGATTATACCTTCACTTCCATAACTGATAATCTGGTGTTGAACATCGAAATAAGCAATGCCGATTGCGGAATTTTCATCAGGTGGATAGACCGGCATGGCTTTTACCAATATTGGCTCTTTAATCCCGGTGACATTTCATATAAGGTTTCTGACATAGGAGAAGAATCAGAAGTAAATTCTACAGCCTTTCTAGATGTGTATGGAATAACCCGTGTCCAAGGCAAAGAAACCCACAAAACAATCAAGGCATGTTCCCCCTTAGTAGACAAAGAGACATTTGACATGTTACTTGGGCTTTTATCCTCCCCTTTGCCTTCTTTATGGGACGGGAATGAATGGATTCCAATTCATATATCAGAGGGGACTTCCACCCAATCCACTTCTGATTTGCAGGATTTCGAGATTCAGATAGAAATGCCAGAACTTATTTCACAAAAACTATGAGGGACGAACTATATATAAACAACCAACGTGTAGACATGTCGGAAAGTGGTATAAACCTTACTTTCCGTAGTAACTTGCTGTCAGACATAAGCAAGATTGTCAGCAATTACAGCTATACCATCAAGTTGCCCAAGACTGCCAATAACATGCGGATTATCGGCGGTGCGGTGCTTCCAAGCAGTGAGAGCGACTTCCCCTATATTGTCCACTCCGGACGGGTGTTGCGTGACGGGATTATGATTGTTGACAATGCAAACGTGGTACTTTTATCTATTGGTGAGGACATAGAAGTCACGTTATCATGGGGAGCATCATCAAACCTTACGGAACTTGTTTCAGGTAACGCCAAGCTAAAGGATTTACCATTTTCTGATGATACGGATAAAGTCGTGACTTCTGTTTTGCCTGGTTCATCTCCAATGATGCCTTTTATTGATTGGGGGATAGAAATCAATGAAAGTACGTGGAACGCATTCAATCACCCGGTATTAACGTTAAGTACCATTTTTCAACGTATAAAGAATAAATACGGCATTGAAATAGCCTATCCTGATTCTATCGAGAAAATAGCCGGTCTATGTATCCCTCTTACTTCCAAGAATTTAGCTGAGCAAAACCAAATAGATGAAAGGATTAGTTTTGATATGGACGAAAAACAAATCAATCTTTCAAAAGAGCAAAACAACATACAAAGACCTCTATTGCTCAATGTAAAAGGAAATGCTTTTGCAATGATTGGCGGTATTGATATTCCTAATATCGGATACCAATCGGGCTGTAATATTGTAGCTTTACGAAAACCCCTAAAATGCGACATACACATAAAAATTGAAGGGCGATATTTCTATCATAGTTATCCTGGCGTATCTAATGGCATGCGCTTTTTAGGAACGCTATTATTGGCTGATAGAGTTGGAAGTAATGATGTAATAGATGAAACGTTGTCTGATGTAGAACTCCCATCGGAAGCTTCATTGGATAGTTGTATCATGTTTTATGGGGATAGTTTGGGTATTAATACACCTATTATAAACTCTGCTTATATTGATATACTTCCCCATGTAGAAGAGTTCAGACAGGGTATGGCGTTTTATTTCTCCGCAAATATTCCTGATTTAAAGCTGACCGACATCCTGAAAGCTATAAAAAACATGTACGGGCTATATGTGACAACGGAGCCGGGAAAGTTCATATACCATGAGTACAAAGAGGTGTATTCAAAGAAAACCGTGGCATACGATTGGAGCCAAAAGCTTATATCGAAAGTTAACGTCCCTAATACAACAGAGTATAGGTTGGATGACATTGCCCAATCAAACTTGTTCAAGTATAAAGAAGACGACACAGTAAAAGGGAATTATGACGGAGTTATAAATGTAAACGATAAAACGTTGGGTGCGGAAAGGGAAGCATATACTTCCATTTTCGCGGGGACGGATGAATATGGAAAACCTTCAGATAATTCATACGCTCGTATCCCTATCTATCGCTACAATGATTCCGGAGAAGTGGAATATGATGACGTGGAGCCACGTATATTATATAGGCAGTATAACCGTACATGGCGTGCTACTTTTGTAGGTCTTGGATGGGAAACATTAATCAGCGAGCATTACGGTAGCTATATGGATTTTATTACAAAAGCAAAGATAATCACGGAAACCATAAAGCTTTCACCTGTGGACTTAAAAAACATGGACTTATATACGCCCGTGTATTTGAAACAATACGGGGCTTATTTCGCAATACTTGAAATCAAGACCGGAGATAATAACTTATGCGATGTGAAACTTCTAAAATTATAAAACTATGGCAAACGACAAAGTAGAAAAGGTTTTAGACATAAAAGTAAATTATGCCGATGCAATAAAGAAAATCGCCGAATATCGTGCAAAATTAGACAAGGTAAAGGAAAGTGAATCCGAACTGAAAAAGCAACTAAATGAAGGACGTATTTCACGAGAGGAATACAACAAGGCTATTTCGGCTACAAAAATAGCATCAGACGAATATAAGTCAACCATAAGGGACATTGAAAAAGTTGTAAAGAACCAAATTAAACTTGACCATGAGCAAGAGGGTTCTTTACGTGGTATGCGTGCGGAATTGTCCAATTTAACACGCGAATACGATGCCCTATCACGTGAACAACGTGAAAACGAAAAGATAGGCGGCTCATTGGCCAAAAAAATCAACGACCTTACGGATGAATTAAAAGAGGCAGAAGAAGAAACAGGGCGTTATTATCGAAATGTCGGGAATTATAAAAACAGTATCCTTGAAGCCATCGGACTTAACAACCAATTCGGAGAATCACTGATGAATCTTGGAGAGGGTTCCAAGGGACTAAAAAAAATAAACACGGATATTAAGGCATTTGGAGCCACCATGAAAGGGTTGCTTACCAATCCTGTATTTCTCGCTTTGGCCGGTATCGTTGGTGCCGGGATGGCATTCAAATGGTTCTATGATTACAACAAGGGGCTTGTAGAGGCGACCAAGTTAACGAAGCAATTCACCGGACTTGGGGGCAATGAACTGAAGGAATACCGGAACGAGGTTCAGGCCGTGGCCGACATGTACGGTAAAGACTTCAAAGAGACATTGCAGGCGGTTAACTCGGTATCGAAGCAATTCGGCATCACGTCACAAGAGGCCATGAATATTATAAAGGATGGTTTTGTGGCCGGTGCAGATGCGAACGGTGAGTTTCTTGATACATTGAAAGAATACCCTGCATATTTCAAAGAGGCGGGTATCAGCGCGGAGGAATTTGTAGCCATTACAGCAAATGCAAGCAAACAAGGTATTTTCTCCGACAAGGGAGTGGATACCATAAAGGAAGCAAATACCCGTTTACGTGAAATGACAACGGCCACTGCAGAAGCATTGGACGGTATCGGTATATCATCGGAAGAGGTACAAAAATCATTGCAGGAAGGAAGTACAACCACTTTCGAGGTAATGAAAAAAGTGTCTGACCGGTTAAATGAGCTTCCGGCCTCCTCTGCAAAAGTGGGCACGGCAATAGCCGATATTTTCGGTGGCCCCGGTGAGGATGCCGGACTGGAATACATCAAGACCTTGGGAAAGATAGAAACCAACCTCGATGAAGTCAAGAAACAAGCCGGTGAACTCGGTGAATTGGAAGAGAAACAGTTAAATTCACAGATAGAACTGCAAAACGCACTTTCCGGATTGTTCGACAAGACAGGAGGTGATTTTGAACGCATGAAAACGCAAGCCATTGTGTTTGTCAACGAGGGGCTTGCCAAAATAATCAACGGCATAAGTGATACTATAAATTGGTTCAAAACCATGTATAAGGAATCCGAAGCGTTCAGATTATTGTGCGATTCCATTTCCGGCATATTTACCGGCATGTTTAAAACGGTGGGCAACCTGATAAATTTGCTTATAGTACAATTAAAATCATTGGGGCGTGTATTGAAAGGCGTGTTTACGTTTGACTGGGAAGAGTTTACGGGTGGGTTGGAAGATTTCGCCATCAATACCACAGAGGTTCTGAAAAAACAGTTTACCCAAGCTAAAAAAGAGATTGAGGAAACGAACCGGGAAATGAAAGACAAGATAGATCCTGTCACCATTCCTGTAAAAGTGGAGAATCCGGCCACAAAGGACATTTCTGCCAACGATACAACCACAACGGACACAAACACGCTTACTGATGAAGAAATCAAGAAGCAACAGGAAGCCGCCAAAAAACGTTTGGAACAGTTACGTGAACAGAAACGCGTGGAGATTGAAGAAACCCGAAAGGCTGAGGACGAATTACTGAAACTTGTCACGGACAACCAAAAAAAGTTAAGGGAACAAACCCGGTTGAACTATACCCGTGAAATCGAAGACCTGAAAAATAGGTTGGATGAAGAAAAGAACCTCACACCGGCAGCGCGTGAGGCCATCAACCAACAAATAATGGCAAAACAAAAACAGTTTTCCAATGAAATGGCCGCTTTGGACAATGAGGCGTTGCAGAAGCAAATCGAAGACCGGCAAAAGCTTATCACCCTCCAATTACAGGCTGTCAAAAAAGGCAGTGAACAGGAATACGCCCTGAAGCTTGAAGAGTTGGCAAAAGAAAGGGATTTGCAGCTTTCCAACATGCAGGCCACGCAAGAAGAAAAGGATGCCATTTGGGCGGCATGGGCGGCAAAGGACGAAGAATTGAGGATGCAGCATGAGAATGACATCACGAACAAGCAAATGGAAGCCATGCGCCTGCGGCATGAAACGGAGCTGGCACAACTCGGAGAAAATGAAATTGCGATACTGGAAGCCAAAGTTGCACATAAACAAGAAGAACTTGAATCCTTGCACCAGTTGGAGGGTGAAAGCATAGAAGAATTTAACCTTAGAAAAATCGAGCTTCAAAATGAATATGTGGACGCACAAAAGGAGTTGGCCGACAAGGAAGTGGAAATAAACCAAGCAAAAGCACAAGCCATTGCGGCCACGTATGGCTCAATCGGAGATGCCATTGCAAGCTTGGCCGGTGAAAACAAAAAGGCCGTGGCGGCGGCAAAGGTTCTCGCCCTTGCGGAGGTGGCAATAGAACAAGGTGTTGCCATAGCAAAAGCCACGAGCCTTGCTTTCCGGAAATCACACTCCGTGTGGGAATCTATAGCTGCGGTAGCAGCTGCAACTGCAACCATCATCAGTAGCATGGCATCTGCCATAAAGGCTATCAAGTCGGCCAAGATTGGTGGAGATGGTGGAAATGGCAATGAAAACCGTCGTGGCTATGCAAAAGGCGGATTAGTCACTGGTACCGGAAGTGAAACAAGTGACAGCATACCGGCAAGGCTGTCCAATGGTGAGAGTGTAATGACTGCACAATCAACACGTATGTTCGCTCCCATCCTTTCGGCTTTCAACACCATGGGTGGAGGCGTGCCTATTCAGGCTACCCAAAGCGCGGAGCAAGCCATAGGGGAAGACATGTTGGCACGTGCCGTGGCCAAAGGAGTACAATCAATGCCGAATCCGGTTGTCAGCGTGGAAGAGATAAACACGGTAGGCAACAGGGTAAAGGTTATTGAAAATATTGGAACTATATAAAAAGCATATCATGACATCATACGAATTATTATCCGCTAACCGGAATTTGATTGAAATAATTGCAAAAAACAAAATTGACTTGTCAAATATCCGATACCTTGAACTGTTTCAGGAATACGCTCGGCTTTCTAAAGAGGGGCACAAACAAGAGTATATCGCATCCTATTTGTCAGAAGTGTACAGTATTTCATCACGTTCTGTTTTTAGGATAGTCAAAAGGATGAAAAAGCACGTTGAAATATGAAAATATTCTGTTTCTTTTCATTTTTCTCCATAAACCCTTGCGTAATATACAAAAGTTTATTATCTTTGTATTGTCAAAATGATAAGCGATGGAAACAAGAAAATTAACTGATTTAGAAGCCGAGTTCATCGATGCGGTGAGGAATTACAAAAAGGCTTACCCCAATGGAAGCGATGAATTGGAATGGTACATTGAAGGCTTGTACGAGAAACTTCTTGAAAGAGACTAATCAACTTCCCCCTTCCTTCCCTATAAGCGGGATGGGGGATTTTACAGAAGAAATAACCACTAAAACAAAAAGAAATGGAGACAGTAATGATTAAACGTGAAACAATGAAGCAAACGCTTTCGGACATCCTTTTGGATATTTCTTGGGCACGGCTGTCCGTGAGATATTTCGGTAAAAGCCGTTCGTGGCTGCACCAAAAATTAGATGGAATAAACAGCAATGGCGGTGAGGGCGGCTTCTCGGAATCCGAGAAAGCGGAGTTACGCCTTGCATTAAAAGACTTGTCAGCGCGAATAAATGCGGCGGCAGACCGTATAGAGTAATCCCTCGTTTATCGTTTTGACATAACCTAAAGCTTGGGATTTACTTCACGTGGGCTTTGCTTGATTAATACAAAAGTCAAGTTCACGATTGGACGGATGGATATTTTCCATCCGTTTTTTGTTTTAAATTTGGCATTACTGACAGTACGGTGTCAGTAGAAATTACACCATAAATAATTATATTATAATTATATTTATTAGATTTGCTATAAATTAAATGTTATGGCAAAGTTATTCATAAACAAAGACATTGCAGCCGATGCGGACAAAATGAGGTACTGGCTTTCAGGTGATGATTGTGTTTCATTCAGCGATATTCAGGGCTTTCTATCTTGGATGGACCCGTCTGACAACAGCATCGAAGTAGAGCTTCATTCTTGCGGTGGGGATTGCATTGAAGGATATGCCATTTATGACGCGCTCCGTGCAAGTGGAAAGGAAATCAGTTGCACGGTGGTAGGACTTTGCGCTTCAATGGCTACCGTCATATTATTGGCCGCACCTATTGAAAGGAGAAAAATGTATCAGCACGCACAATTACTGATACATGAGCCATATTGCCCAAAGGGGGCATTCAATGAAGACCTCACTATTGGAAGTTTACAAGAGAAAATGAACTTTCTCAACCAGGAACGGAACAAGATGCTTTCGCTGTATGTAGAGCGGACAGGAAAGGAACAAGAAGAAATAGAAGCACAAATGATTGCCGGTTCATGGTTCGGGAGCGACAAGGCAGTAGAATTGGGATTTATATCTTCCGTAATGCCTGCAATGAGCGCAAAGGTTGAGAAGCCAGTTATAAATAATCAAACAATCAAAACAGAAATGAAAGAGAAGGAAGAAAAGAAGCCCACTGTGGCAGAAGCTTTCCGGATGCTTGGGGTGGCTTTGGGAATATCCAAGCCGGAAGCCTCCGGAATGGTAATTACAACGTCAACAGGTGAAGAGTTGACAGTAGAACGTGAAGAGGGTGAAATACAGGTAGGCGATACCGCATCCCCTGACGGTGAATTTGTCCTTGAGGACGGTCGTACAGTTGTCGTTACTGATGGGGTAATCACGGAAATAAAGGAACAGGGAAGCGGTGGTGAAGACGTTGAAGCCCTACAAAGCCGGATTGAAGAATTGGAACGTCAGGTAAGCGACTTAACCGCCAACGCAAAATCAGAAGACGAAATCCGTATTTTGTCCATGGTGGAAAAGGCCGGTGGAGAATCTTGGCTAAGAAAAGCGGCTGCAAGCCATTATACACCTCCCTTGCGCAGTACGCAAGTCGGAAACAAGAAGCCTGACAGTAATATCTCCACATCAAGTAGCAAAATTGACCGGATGCTTGCGGAAAAGAGAGAGAAATTCAAACAAAGATACAACAAATAAAAAATAAAGAGTATGGCAAAAGAAAGAATTGAATGGGATGACCTTCAAAGTTTAACTCCTGATAATAGAGCCATCCAGTCTTTGAAAGACCTGTTGGTTATGACAAATTTTGTCGATGAAGATTTGGAACGTTTCTACACCCTACGGCAAAATGTACATAACGGCGACAATTTGGGATGGGTTGGAACAATGGAAGATGTGGGTTGGAATGGTTCCGGCTGTAACCCAACGTATAAGAACGCAGCGATTGAATTTGCTGAAAAGGAATGGAGTATCGGTGATTGGCAGATACCCCTCAAATGGTGTTACACAGACCTCATCAATACCATTGCAGAGTATTGTTTAAGGTGGGTTCTATCAATTCCATTTTTTATTTCTTGCATAAGGCAGCAGAACCCTTT